TCCACGCACATAGGATCGTATTCGATCGAGCATTTGTCAATACAAAGTCGATCTTCAATGAGATGGGAATTTCTTGGGATGATATATTTGTACCATCAGATGGTGCTAGTCACACTGCGTTTGCTCTACGCTCACTCAATGTCAAAGATTATGGAACTCTGATTACTTTATTTACAAAAGTATTGAGTCAATCTACAAAATACAAATCAATTTCTCTGAAAGAAGCTGTAGGGACTCTGAGTGAAAGTGGTCAAGCTGTCATTGAACACCTCCCATTGATCATGGATGGCGTCACATGGGATGTTATGTCGGCCTATGAATTCGTAAAAAATTTGGATCATGTTGGTCTTTCAAAACCCTACACACAACGTGTTTCGGGTAAAGTCATGTGTGATGCGATGGAAAATGCGGTCATGGAAGCAGGTGGAAACTTTGTGTTCAATACGGAATTGGAAAGTGTTGCCTACAGTGAAGAAAGTTACATCGCCAAGTTTTCGGGTGGAAAACGTATAGAAGATGGTATGCTCTTCTTGTGTCTCGATAACAGTCCAGCCCTCAAAGTACTCGGAGATAATTGGGGTCCGGATGCTGATAAGAAACTTAGAGCGAGTACGTACGGTGCCATTAACGTTCTCGTTGATTATGAAAACCCCATCAAAATTAAAACAGATCTCGAAATTGCCACGAAAACCAGATGGAATCTTCAACCGAAAGTACTCGCGGATGGTAAGACGATTTCATGTGTCATATGTGACCTCACCGATGATGTGTTGCGATATGACCCAGCTGGATTGAAAGCTGAAGTACTTAATCAACTCGAGCTCCCAGAACCCATTGATATGCGTATCGGATGGGGAGCTGAATGGAAAGGTAAAAAATGGGAATTCAGTCAATCATCGGGTGTGCTCAGTCTCTATGGACAACTCCCCTTTTTCGGTAAATGTTCAAAAGTTGCGATGTGTGGTATGATGTCCCCCAGAAACACACCGTATTCGAGTATCGAGGCAGCTGTGGAAGTCTCGAGGGCCTTAAGTCATCAACAATTTGGGACGAGGGAACCTCTCCAGCCAATTTTGTTGTCACAAGTGATTTTAATCACCGTCGTATTACTTATAGTTTTAGTCTTAGTGTATCGTAACAGGAACCAATGAAGTTCGTAGCCAAAATACACGAACCATTGTATGACTTTAATAGTAAAAAGTATATCCGTTTTATAATTCCTGTAAATGTCTCGGAAATTATAGAACGCATGCATACAAATAAATCACATCTCCTCGCGAATCAAAATACCGACAACCCACTCGATGGGAGAGTCCTCACCGTGAAGGTACCATTCCGTTATAGGAGAGTGATGTGTGAAGTCAAAGGACGTCCCATTCAGTCTCTACTAAAGGGTGACGAAGTTGAAGTCGTGGTGGACTTTAAAGGGGTTTGGAATGTTGGCAATTATTCGGGCTTCTCTTGGACGCTCTCGAGTTCCTCGGTAATGGGTTGATTGGGATCCTGGGGGAGGTCAATGGTAGTAAGACCACCCTTCTTGAATCCTTCAAAAGTCTGGAGCATACCCTGAAGCCTAAACACTTCTTGGGTCATCTGCTCGATGTTCATACGAATCTTCTTAATGTTCTCTTCAACGTCGACGATAGGCATCTTATACTCATTTAAAGTTTTACGTCTTTAAATAAGTATGCTTACTCGAACTGGATACTTGGTAAGTGGTGGTCCAATTCCAGAAATTAAAAAGGAACTTACGATAAGACCTATAGTCAATGGGGATTATGGATTCCCTCCACCACCTTTCAAAGTTTTCAGAGCAACTAAGAATGGAATCTGCGTTCCAAGATTCTACGGAACTACTAAACTTGGAGAACCCAAAGAGGACAAGAGACCTGAGCCCACCCGCATCAACACTACGTTTGTCGGACAGCTCAGGGATACTACACACCAAAATGATGCCCTCCGAGCAGCAATTAAAGCAGGGCATGGCATACTTTCTTTACCATGTGGGTACGGCAAGACGACGGTATCCTTGGCCATAGCGTGTAAGCTCGGATACAGAACGATGATCGTCGTCCATAAACAGTTTCTGGCGGATCAGTGGCGGGAACGTATTCAACAGTTTTGCCCAGGTGCTACGATTGGTGTTGTGCAACAGAATAAGAAAGAAATTGAATGTGATTTTGTCATCGCGATGCTTCAGTCCCTTTCTCTCAAAGAGTACTCATTCTCCGATTTTGATACAGTCGGAACACTCATCGTGGATGAGGCACATCATATTTGTGCTAAAGTGTTCAGTCAAAGTCTCTTCAAGATGTGTCCCAAACATATATTTGGACTTTCAGCGACACCAGAAAGAAAGGATGGTCTCACTAAAGTGCTTCATTGGTTCATGGGTCCCACATTCTTTGCGGTTGAAAGAAAAAATCAAGAACAAGTTGAAGTGTTTCAGATTACATTTGATTCCCCGAATTATAGAAACCCCCCGCCATCTATGCGGAACGGGAAGATCTCCATGCCTAATATGATTACTCAAATTGTCGAGGACCGAGCAAGAAATAAGATGTTGGTGGAACTCGTCAAAAAGGCATCGGCGGGTACGAGACAACTTTTAGTCCTCAGTGACCGTCGACAACATTGTGAATTTCTTCATCAGTGTTTCCCGAAGACATCCGGACTGTACATGGGTGGTATGAAAGAAGCTGCTCTCCAGGAATCTTCAAAGAAGAAGATCATCTTCGCAACGTTCAGTCAAGCACATGAAGGGCTCGATATTCCAACACTCGACACAGTTATTCTGGCAAGTCCAAAATCGGATATCACACAAAGTATTGGAAGAATTATGAGAGAAACCAAAGGAAAGAAGAATGAGCCTCACATTTATGATGTACATGATCCATGGTCAATCTTCACAGCGATGTATTACAAGCGAATGAAGGTCTACCGACAAGGCGGTTTCAAGATTCAAGGAAAAATGATAGAAGAGAACAAGAGTGACTTCCCTCAGGGAAAGTGTTTGTTTTTATAATCTGAACATCTATTAAATGTCCGGCGCATTAATACAGCTCGTCTCCAAGGGTGTTCAAGATGTATATCTCATGAGTGATGAGGGACATTCCTTTTTTCGTACGAAGTTTACTCGGCATACGAACTTTTCGCAGGCTCCCAAATATATAAAGACTGTGACTGTCGATGACGCTTCAATCACTATCCCAGTTTTGGGAGACGTTCTAAATGGGTTATGGTTCGAGTCTGATAGTGCGACTAATCATAACATCGCATCGAATCTCTTTTATAACTCAACCATAGATCTCTTTATTGGTGGTCAAAAGGTTGATTCGCAACACTTTGATTATTACAGTGAAATCTGGCCGAATTACTTAGCTGATACGTACAATAAGTCTCAAGAACTCAACAACAAGGCGTCACTTTCCAATAAATTCTTCGTCCCCCTTCACTTTTTCTTCTGTGATCACAAAGCCTTCTTACCTCTAGTCGCACTTCAAAATCATCAAGTCGAAATACGAATTAATTTCGATCAAACTACTCTCGGAATCATTCCAGCGGCCGAAAAGAAGGCGAACATGTATGGCAACTACATTTACCTTGACACAGAGGAGCGTGAGGCACTAGTGAAACGTTCGTTGGACTTTGTCATCACTCAAACACAGCGAGTAGAATACCCATTAAATGCTGTAACCGATAACAATACACAATCCGGTGGGTACAACACCCTCGACATTTCAAGTTTCAATCACCCAGTGAAGTCACTCTTCTTTGGATTCGGTACCAGTCAGGTTAATCCAGCAATCGATCGTTTTTCGTTTGTAAATGCGGATATTTACATAAATGGAACACCACTTCTCGAAAATATGAGTCCTGTTTATTTCCATACAGCACAGAATTATTACAAATCTACATACGGTAGAACATATTTCAATATGCCCACACATTCCCCTACGTATACAAGGTATTTCGCGTATCATTTTTGTATGAACGCCTCGGAATATAATCCATCCGGAAGCTGTAACTTCAGTCGACTCGATAATGCGAAAATTGTACTGAGAGGTGTGGAAGCGGTCGGTCGAGAATACGTATATGTGTATGCCGTAAACTATAATGTACTCAGGATCAAGGATGGTTTAGCTGGAATTTTATTCGGTAATTAATGTATATGGCGACGCAAGCGGATGGCATTCTCGTCACAGCCGGACAGATTTATGTCAGTAGTTTAGATGCCGCACCAAGAGAGACGGATGTTATCTCGGGTGTCGCGAGTATCGATGCTGGTGAGATCACAGCGGACGAGATTACAGTCTCAAATCTTAACATGTCAGGTTCTTTATTCGCCACAGGTTCCACGCAGTTTACGAGTATCCTACAAATGAACCGTGCGACCGCGAGTCAAATCGGTATTGGTGTTCCAAGTGCCCAACTCTTTAATGATTTCCAAGTTGGCATAGACGACTTTTCAATAAACTCAAGCAGACAAGATCTTGTCGTCGTACATGGGAACGTCGTATCGACAAACCTTTTCGCGACGAACACGATCAAAACAACGAATGATGCGTTTCTAGTGGAGAGTGGGGCTTCAAATGTAGTGAAAGTGTCCGGGAATACATTTTCTACGAATCTAACTGTCGGAACACAACTTATTGTGGGTTCGGAAGTTGATCCCGCGACAGATTCAAACATCGCAGTATTCAAAAATGGTAATGTGGTCGTACAGAATGGGTTTCTTAAAATTACCGGTGACGTCGAAATTACAGGTAACTTGGCGATCACCGAAATTCCCGACTATATAAGTGTGACTAACCTCGTGGTATCAAATGCGGTCATTCAAATGGGAACAGGGAATAATGGAACGTACGATACGGCGGTACTCATGGTGGATCAAGTGGGTGCTTCCAATATTTTCCTTGGATACACACGAGTTGATGACACGTTCAAACTCGCGAGAACGTTTGGTGGTCCAGAGAATCAGAATTTTACATTAGATTCTTCCAAGACGACAAATCTTCATATACTCGGTGAATTGTATACACAAAATAATGCGGGTATTGCGAATACAACACCTATGCACACACTCGCAGTTGGCTCGAATCTATACATCGACGATACAGCAGGTGAATCAAACCTTCTTCGTGCGAATGGATATGGATATTTTGAGGGTCTTCGTGTGGGTGAGAAGGGTCTTACCGTAGGGTCATTGATCACTATGGACGCTGACGCACCCGTACCAGTGATAGTTAATTCTATCATACAATCGGATGGTCTTCGTACCACTGGTATTCTTCCATCGGGTATCGCGAATACAGCACCCATTGATACACTTTCCATTGGTAACAAAGTATTCATAAACGTGTACGGCGCGAACGCCTTGACTATAGTTGGAAACACCGTGACGTCCAGAATCATCACAGAGTCTATTCGTGTTCAGGATTTCATCGAGGTCGAAGGTGATTCGGGTATCACATCTGTCGCGAACGTTCTCATTCATGCGGATACAGGCGGTCCCGATACAATATCGAATGCTGTGACCATCGTATCCGGCCCCGTCGCATCCAATACGTCACTTCTGAATATTTTTGGTGCGCGCACGAACCCAGAGTTCCAAATGATTCAGTTCATGACGAAACAAACTGAACGTATGCGTATCTCTTCCGAAGGAAACGTCGGTATCTCGAATACTTCACCCACAGATAAACTCACCGTCGGTGGTACCATTCGTGTCGTCGGGAGTAACACATTCACGATGGGTACTGGTACGAATTACATGAAAGCGTTTTCGGACGTGAGTGGAACTCAAACAAAGATTGAAAGTCGTGTGGGTACTGGAAAAGGTCTCAACTTTTACGCGAGTACCACGGATACTATGGGGGTACCAAAGATGACCATTCTCGAAACGAGTAATGTGGGTATCGGAACAGCCACACCTCAAGGTCGTCTCCATACCTCGGGGGGTACGGTGATTATTAATGGTCCGGTCCAATATGACAATAGTTTTGATGTCAATGGAACGCCATTGGTCGTTTCTAACACGACGGCGATAAGTAATAGTACGCTTGATGTGAAAAATGTAATGCATTTAACACGGGAGGGTACATCTATTCGTGATGGCGTGCGTGCGACTTTTAAAATGGGAAAATATGACATCGAATCGGGTAAATCTAGATCTAAACTTGATATATTTTTATCAGATGATAGATACACAGATGAAACCGAAGTTTTGACACTACGCGCAGACGGACGTGTTGGTATCGGTCACACACAACCTACAGCGTATTTGGAAGTTAAATGTACCGGTATAGGTAACCCAGAAACAAATGGATTACTCGTACATAATCACGATAATGGAGATTCCATCATGTCCGCACAAGCTGAATCACTCGTGGGAAATGCATTTTCCAGTTACATTTTGAGTGATGGTGCCAACCGCTCGGGTTGGTCCGTCGGTGTCGCGAATAATAACGATTTCAGAATCTCACAAAATCATGAACAGGTTGTAGATCCAACTGCGATAGCATTGTATATAAGTGACAGTGACCGCAACGTGGGAATCGGTACGGACGCACCCCGGGATAAACTCGAAGTCAAGGGGAACGTAACCATAGGAACCCAATTAACCTTTGGTGGTGTTCTCAATGACGAATTTGGTAACACGTTTATACGTGAGCGGTTATACGATGCCGATGACGGTATATCCGAATTATTGTTCTTTAAAGGGACAGATTCGACTTCAGGTGCGGGTCCCGATCGAATCAGGTCCATAGCAGCTGAACACTTGTTCCAAATATACTCCACGAATACACCTATAACGGGTCAATTGATTGAAGATGCTATAGAAAACGGATCAAATCTCAGTCGTTCAATGCTCTTACGTACTGATGGTAAAATCATGATGGGTGATCCTAACCCTGTCCGAGAAACGGCGCTTGATGCGGGTACGACTCTTTTCGTGAATGGCGGTTTAGAGTTTGGTTCGACACAGAAACTGAAGTTTGGTAACTTGGATATATTCACGTCTGGTGGTTTCAACAACACATTCGATAGTTTAGGTACATCACCGATTGTGTTTAAACAAAATGACATTGAATACGCTCGTTTCACACACGAGGGTCTCATCGGATTTGGAACAAGCGCACCGACTGCGAATGTACACATCTATTCGGGTGTGACAGCAGACATAGACGTTCTTAAACTCGAAAGTCCTGGAACCAACACGAAAACCGGTATTCGTTTGAACACAAATAATAACTATGGTGGGTACGTGAGAGGATACAGTGAATCTGGGTCGATTCATGGTATCGTCGTGGGTGGCATGAACAATGGCGCCGAGGCTGACGGTCTTCACGTGATACACACGAGTAATGTCGGTGTGGGAACCTCCGCACCCATGACACAATTCCATGTCTATAATGGAACCGCTCGCGTAGAGAGTGCGACCTCCAGTAATGCGATAATAGAAATCAAAACAATTGGGGGTGTCTCCAATATTTACGGTGACGTTTCGGGTAACGTGTATATCGACCCATATTCGAATGAGATGATCATAAACAGTAACCTTGAAATCACGGGTGATCTCTCAATCGATGGTAAGATCGATCTGGGTAACCAAGTCGCTGTCGATCTCGGTGAGGCGACCGCGAACACAGCACTTCATGTCGGTGGTGGCTTTATCTCAGGTTCGAATGAAGTCGCATGTAAAAGATATTCAAAAACGTTGATACGACTTGATAGTAAATCCAAAGATATCCAGTTCCGATTTGGAAATGGGGCGTTCTATGCGAAGATAATTGCCATGGTAAGACGATTGGATAGTGCCTCTGTCCGTGATATGAGTACGATCGTTTTAGAAGTTCAAGGTGGGACACACAATGAATCAACAGGTGCGCTCGATGAAATCATCGCAGTGGGAACCAAAAATATATTTAGTGCGGATACAGAGTACCCGTGGAGCTCAACTGTATCCGTGGGAACAAAGGGGCTCATCATCACACCTTTCGATCCATCGGCCGATCGTCAATATTCGTATGATATATATGTAGAACTCGTAACTTCTAAAAATGGAGGAGTCTTGGGGCTCTTCACGGGTAATACAGGAGGTCCGGATGACTTTTCGAGTGAAGAAATACCAACCTCTTTCGGTTATTAAATTTACTATGGGGGACTATACCCCACGGTAAATACAATATACATTTATGCCCTGATGACATCAGAGACGGCAAGTAAAACAACGCCGGCAATGAACGCCATGATGACATAATTCAATTCAGTTTCTTCAAGCCCAATGAGAGGTTCTACCTCTTTCATGACAGGCTTCTCCTGCCGAACAGGAGGATCCAGTTCCTCCAGCGGGCAGTACGCTATCATTTATATAGTAATTAGAGATTAATTTCCGTCTTCTTTTTTCGCCTGGTTCGCTTGGGTTTAGTAGCACCAACATTCACATCCTTGACCTCACCCCCGGTAGAGTCACCAGAGATGGACATGATATCCGACATATCATCATCGTCCGCGATACTCTCATGAACACCTCCACCCATCATCGTGTTCATCGGTGGCGGAGGAGGCATCATAATACCACCCATGAGACTGGAAATATCCACACCGGGACCCTGCATCTCATAATTACCTGTTCCTCCTACTGGCGCATCAGTGGCGGGACCACCAGGGGCTCGCGTGGTATTCTGTACAGCCGCCATCATGTTCTTGACCAAGTCTGGATTCTGTTTCATCACATCGTTCATGTTGGGCATGACAGACTTGAACATACTGTTGGTCAAGTGGAACATCATCGCCGAACCACCCAACATCATGATCAGTTTGATTTCTGGGGCGACATTGACCTTCGATCGATACTTCACGTACAGTTCCTCAAAAACACCATCGTAATCATCCGTATTTTCCATGATAGACTCAGACCAACCCTCGAGTTGAATCTCGAAAGGGTTGTACCTCTTATTGAGAAATTCCAGACCGGTCACACACGCGACGAGCATTCGTCGAGAGAATCGGATCGATTGTTCTACATCAATGCTATAGGTGATTCGCTTGACCTCTGCCCTAAGTTCATCCACGTTCGAGTATGCGGTCAGTCTCTTATTAACCGCAAAACCCTTCTTCTCCAGACGAGCTAACTTGTTGAGAAGATCGGACTTTTCCTCATCCACTGACGTATATCCCTTGGAAGGTTGTTCTTCCTGGGATCCGGGACCCATGGGCTCATCATCATAAAATGAGGGCTCATCCTCACCGTAATCAATCTCTTCATCTTGCGTGGGCTGCTGAGGAGCTGACTGTTTATTGGGATTTACGAACGCATCCATAGCTTCCTGATGCTGTTGTCGCTGGGGCGGGGCATTATATGCTGTAGGTCGTGGCACAGGTTTGTGGCGAGGTACCGAAATTTGAATCTCATCCATGAGTGCCTGCTCATCGGCGTCCAATTTCATAACATTCGTCGTTCCGCGGTCGAGTACGATTTCCTCGTCCATCTACTCTCTATATGGAAACTAAAAAATTACCTTTAACGCACTTTAAAAAAATATAACCCTATAGTAAATGTTCAACCTCAACAAGACGAACCGCAATGCACTCATGTCCATCGGTGTCTTGATGTTCATCATCGTCGTACTCACCATGACCCGTGACACCAGTAAGTACCAGCCCAGGCCAATCAAAGTGACCCCCATTCGCGAAGGCTCCATCTTCGACCTGGAACACAAGGTCGAATGTACCCCGGGTCGCAAGGGTGGAAGCCCTTACACCAAGTCCCTGACCCCAGGTGGCTTATGTGGCGCTCAAAAGTTTGTGTCCGATCTCGCAAACTATGAAATCGCGGATGGGATCGGTGGATCTTTAATCTAAGCTAACTATAAATGGCTCTCATCACTTCGCCGACGGAATCGATTCCTGACCTCAATTATGAGTATCACACCATCACAATTGATACTATTGGACAAGACAGTGCTAATACATTCACATGTTTTCTGAGTCAGCCACTGAAGAATGTTGTTCAAGCGAAACTTCTCACTGCTCGTATTAACACGACAGTCGCCACCGAACATTGTTATGTATCAATCGAACAGCTGGACTCCATTTTCAGTGATCGCACCTCCAATGTGTATGATGGACAGGCTCCGCTCAGTATTCTTCGCGGTTCGTTTGCGAGTCTCGTAAAGTCTGAAGACAATTTTGTAACCTTCAAGGATGAATATCCAGTTGCGACACAATACATAGATCCGATTCGTCGAGTCGATCGTTTCAATGTCACTATTCGTAACCAAGATGGCACCACGATCGCTCGCACAGGTGCCAGTGATAAAAACTTTCTCGTAATTCGTTTCGTGTGTAGAAAACCTAATTTGTAATTTTCTCCCGTTAAAGTAGTATACCATGTCCGCTGGTATTGTTCAATTGATCGCTATCGGTGCCCAGGATGAATACATCATAGGCAATCCTGAAATATCTTTCTTTAGTTCAACATTCAAGCGACATGCTAATTTTTCACAGTCCATCGAAAAACAAACTATCCATGGAGCAGTGAAAAACAATTCTATGTCCAGCGTTCAATTCGAACGATCTGGAGACCTTCTCGGTTATGTCTATTTCACGATCGACGATACCGCCCAAGCCCTCGACATTCAGCGATGGGACACGATCATCGATAAAGTGGAACTCTATATCGGGGGGTCTCTGATTGATTCCCAAGATTCGATCTTCACGGAAAAGATTGCCATCGATACGTTCGCCCAGAATGTTTCCAAGAGTGCGAACGGAACACATCCAGGTGTGAGCGCTCGATCGTATTTTTACCCTCTTCGGTTCTTCTTTTGTGAAGGACCCCAATGTGCCATCCCTCTCGTGGCACTCAATTACCACAACGTTGAAATTCGTATTCATTGGGCCACTGCGGCGTCCGATTATAACATCGAGTGCTACGCCAACTATTATTACCTCGATAACGAAGAGCGTGGGAACATCGCTTCCCGTAAGCATGACCTCCTGATCACACAGGTTCAGAAAAATATCGCTTCTGGTACGATCATACAAGACTTGACATTTAACCATCCTGTCAAGTATCTCGCATCTTCAGATACGACTACAGATGGGGCACTCACCTCCACATCTAATAAAGTCAAACTCAACATTAATGGTTTGGACGTCAGTAACTATAAATGGGGGAAACCACATTACATTGATGTCATGAATTATTACCACACAAACTTTGTAACTTCTCCCGATTTCTTCTTGTACTGCTTCTGTTTATCAACGAGTTCCCTTCAACCCACAGGGACTCTCAATTTCAGTCGTCTCTCTTCAGCCAAGATCATGAGCGAAGACTTACCTATCAACGACCCTATCTATGCGGTCAATTATAACATCCTCCGTATCGAGAACGGTATGGCT